GTACGCATGCTATCTAAAAAAACGCGCTCATTGCGTGAACCCTTCTTACTGTTGCATGACTTACATGCGATGCGCATATTGCTCTCATCTATCGCAAGCTCTGGGCTCTTACTAACTGGGATGATGTGGTCGATGGTTAGGTTGTTACCATCTTGCCCTTCATGACCACAGTAGTAGCAGACGTAGCCATCTCGCGCTAACACTCGAAGGCGTACTTCTCGGTACTTCCTCGATAGTCGAGGATCACCCTTCTTTGTACTCATTGCCATCCTTTAATCTTGAGATGATGTAAAGCCTTACAGTAGTCAGGCTCATCATACTCTGTATATCCATAACGATGTAGTACATACTTCCAATAGAAGTAGAACTGATAGTCATAAGGTGCATCTATCAGCTTCTCATTGCGTATCTGGTAGTACCCATGGTGCGACCCGTTACGGGCGTTAATTCTGAAAGAACTTTCTCTAAAGGCTATCTCTTGATGACATTGGAATTGCTTGTCTGTAAGTTGATAATCAGCTAATGAATGTAAATCATAATAAGGATCTATTGAGCCTTGACCTACTGCAGTACTCTGCATAGACAGAGCTATCCCAATAACGATTGCGACCCCGCGGGCTCTCTGCTTACGCAGCCCGCGGTGAGCCTTTGAGAGGCTCTCGCTAGAGAGTGTACCAGCCCTGTCAAGCATGTGGATAACTCCCGCGTTAAATGCGTGTCGCACCCTAGTTATCCACAGGTGTGCATAAGTAATGAATTGCATAGTAAGCCTGTTGTGGCACTACTCCATTCCCTAGAATTTTAAGCTGTTGAGCCCTTGATAGGTCTAAATCAGTAACCCAACCTTCAGGTAACCCCATCATGTACTCCACAAACTTAGCGTTTAGTTTTTCGTCTTGATCCAATGGATTCGGTATTGCTTGCAAGTGCATGTCACGTCGTGCTGCAAACTTCCCCCATAGCCCCGGCACTCGCTTGACTGATGACTCGCGTTCACCAATGGTGTTGATAGTAGGTACTTCACTGCTCTCAACCCAGGACTGTGTCTCCTGGTATCCCCCGGACTCGCTGAAATTTGGTCTGATGTCATTGGTGTAGGTAATAGTCTCCTGGACCAACTGACCAAGCTTAGATTGTGGTTGCCTTTGATGCCCGAACGCTCGGCAGTCGTTTGACTCCAATGCGCATCGCTCGCGGTTGGTGTGGGTACATTGAGGCGTGGCAATAATGAAGATTCGTTCTCTTCTGTGTGGTGCACCAACGTCGGAAGCTCGTACAACCTGCCATCGAGCATCATACCCGATTTCGGCAAGGTCTTTGAGTACTTCCTTAAATCCGAGACTGAGATGTCCTCGGACATTTTCCAAGATGACGATTCCTGGCTTAAGTATGCTAATAGCTTCTTTGATGTATGGGTAAATATGTCGAGGATCATCTGTGCCCTTTCGTTGTCCTGCGTGGCTGAAAGGCTGACATGGGTAGCCAGCTGTGAGTATGTCTATTGTGGGCAATGTAGCCCAATCTATCTCTTTGATGTTTCCATAATTCGGAATGTCAAATCGTTCTTTGATTACCTGGCTTGCGTACTTATCAAACTCAGCACACCAAATAGTCTCTGCGTCAAAGTAAGCCTCGACTGCTAAATCAAGACCACCATAACCTGTGCATAGGCTACCTATCCGTAGAGTAGAAGCCGTTTCCCTTGAAGTGGACTGGAACACTTGAGTACACCTTTCGCATTAGTTCATTACAGAAGGGACATTCAATCCCATCTTGAACTTTGGATATGGATAGTTCCTTCTCTATGCGGGCATCAGCCTCACATAAATCGTTATCGCATTGGAACTCATAGATTGGCATTAGATACCTGACACGTCCTGCATGGCACGTCCTTTAACTTCCACGATCCGCACATTGCGCATCTTTCAGGCTCTAATTCTACCGAATCTTTCTGAATATCTCCGTAAATTGGTAAGAGTAACTGCACCAAGTCACCAAATCGCATGAAAGCAAGATACTCGGAAGCATCTTCGCCCTGTCCATTCATACGACACACCACGAACGGAAGCTCTTTGCCATCCGCTCTCTTGGTTGCTTGGCGCAGCCACTCTAAGGGCTGGAACGCTGACCTAGCCTTAACCTCAACATCGAACGGGACGTTGGTTATATCTTTTCCAGCACCTCGACCAACGCTTGCGCTTCTCCACCATTGCGAGAGATAGGCTGCAACCACTCGCTCAGTACGAAAGCCTCGGTCTTTTCTGTGTCGTGTCATGCACGCCCAGCAGAGTTAATTGTGTGGCACTTGTCGCACTTCCACTCGTTCTGCAATGCGCGTTGTTTAATCTGTTGAACTGTAGGTGGCGTATTGCATAACTGGCAGATAATGGCAAAACCCATCGCCTGTAAGATGTAAGCCGATTCTTCAGCTAGTTGTAACTGCTCATCAGTAGGGAATTGCTCCCACTCGTCATCTTGATTACGAAAGAATAACTTACCCACGTTTCACCTGTGGCTTCCATGTTCCTGTTTCTTTATCAATCTCGTACCATCGAGGTTCGCATCGCTCAGCTTCTCCGGTGATGTGGTTGATGCAGCGCCAGTGTCCCCAAGGCTTACCAGCTTTCGTAGTACCAGTTTTCCAGCTCATTTCTCCATGCGGGCAACGCTGTATATCCGAATCCGTTGTGCCACCAAGAATTGATTTCACCATCTCGACTGCTCCTTCCATAGTCTGAACTGGTTCTGCTGGTCGTATCGCCCATGAATCATCTTCCTTTGGTACTGGGACATATTCTGTCGCTGTCTGTGCCATCTTTGCCTTGGTTTCTTGCACGATGTTCTGCACTTCGACCTTGGCTTTAACCTTGTTCATCTCCTCACGAGATGCTCGCTTGCCCTTAGTTGCATATCCCGCATTAGCCAATGCGCGCCCAATCGCACTTGTCTCACAGTTCTCAAGGGCAGACGTAGCATTAACTCCACGCCCTTGTATCGTTTCTTCAGCGAGCCCAGTAGTCCAAGGTCGAGCATCAGCTTCAGTTCGATAGATACTAGCCTCAACGATAAACCGAGAAGTAGTATGCTCAAGGACTTTTGTATGTATCTGACCATCTGGGTGATCCTTCCAGAACTTAACTAGGCGTTCTTCAACTGTCTCGTAATCTTCTAGGTTAAACATATAAATCGTTCTCCTCTGTGTGCAGTTGCCCTGCTATGGCAACGTACGCCGCAAGGTCGATGTAAGTGTCTGGCTTTGCAGTTTCCATGCTTCTTGCGATTTTGACCAATGCCATACACATCGCCACCTGATAATCAGTAATGGGCATTTCGAGGTATGAAGCCCAGAGTGCGGCTGTCCTTGACATATTGTCGCTAGGGTGTCCGTAATCAAGTCCTCGGTCTTGGATAGTAGCTCTCGCTTCGTTGAGGTAATCACGGGCGTTCACTTGTGATCCCATGCCTTGATTAACTGAACATTACGAGCTTCTGAAATCCTGCGCTCGGCTTCTAATGCTCGTTCTGCTCTGCGCACCGCAATGCGCCCTGCAATCTTGCCGTGTTCGTGTCCTTTGGCGTAACCAATAGCAAAGCCAATAAATGCGCCAATGCTAAACATTCCCATAAGTGCCATGTCAATGCTCATTATGCGACCTTCTTGTCAATAATTTTCTTGCAGTCATAAAGATTTGGTAGAACACCAAGAACATTTCCACTTGCATCTACAATTTCATAAACGCCACGGCGTGCTAGTTTGGTGATTGTGTAACCATTGTATTTAATCATTTTGAGCCCTTCTGTAATCGGTATCTCCGCTACAAGAAGAACAATACGCCTATCTGACCAGACAACAAGACAATTTTGATAACAGTCTTATAACAAAGTTATCCACAGACTCATCGCCTAGATCAGGGATGGCGATGCTAGCGGACTCTGCCATAGACCTTGCCGTTCACAATGAATGTGCCGTTCTTCTCGATGTTGATTAAGTCCACCTGTACGCTTGAACCCTTGACATACATGATGGCAAAGGCTTGCTGCCAGTTAAATGAGCCCGTAGAACCGCTGTAGAGCGCCTTACGGAAGTCCATGAGGTTTCCCACCTCAACTCCATGTAAAACCCTGCCTATGCGCCCGCCAGAGGCTTCTGTGAAGGCGCTACGCCCTGCCCTATGGGTATGACCAGAGATGACGTTCTTTCCATGCCTACGGGCTGCTTCTAGGGCTGATAAGCCCCCTAGCTGCTTGATGGGCGTGTGGTCTCCATGGACTGCTATCCAGTTAGGTGCAATGTTCATTGGGTTCTTATGGAAGGTGATGCCAAGCTCATCGAACTTCATGAACTTCTCAAAGCGCAGTTCTGGCAAGGATAGGAAGGATGGAATCTTCTTCATGATGATGTTGTACAGGCGATCTGTATGGTTAGACCTGATGCAGTCTGTGACACCCAGTTCCCAGAGCAAGTCCACGCACCTGTCTCGGTCATCGCCAAGAGTCTGCTCATAGGCTAAAGGCGTACCATCCGACCACTTGCTGATGGTCTGAAAGTCAATCTCATCGCCAATGGTAACTGTCTGGTCTGGCTTAAAGGTTTGTAAGAACTTGGCAATGTTTCTAGTGACGTGCACATCCTCAAAGGGAACTTGCAAGTCTGAAAGTATTACGATTTTCTTAATCGTCATCCTCATCTTCGTAAGGGATGCGATCTATCCGATTAGGTAACTCTGGCAGAATCCAATCAGGATAAGCATCACGATCAGTAATGATGGCAAGAGCTATATCTACAGCAAAGCCGCTTCTGCGCAAGGCTTTATACATCTCGTTGATACTGATTGCCCACGCGTCTAGCGCATTGTAAGTGTCTAGGTCTATGACCTTCTTCTTAGCCATAGGATAAGTGTTACTTACCTAACAACTCAATTATCGTATCGACACGCGCTTCAAGCCGAGAGACTTGATCCTTGATAGATGAGCCGCCGTTAGGCTTTAACTCTGCAAGGTAATGCTTAATCATGAACTGTGTGTAAGCAGCCAAGCCGCCTAGGACTGTGACAATACCTACAGCCCAAGCTGCGAGGTCTGCTGCGCTCATTTCTTAGGTGTTGCGTATCCGAATACGCCCGCTACAACTGCGCCAAGGATTGAGCGATAGTCCAGAGCAAAGTTCGAGGTAGTACCCCAGACTGCTAGGAACGCGCCGATTGAGATAACTGCTGGGTGCTTCATGTTCATGCTGTGCCGCCTATCATCGGGATATTAAAGAACGAATCATCTGAATCGCCCTGCTTAGTGAAACTAATATGGCAATGCTTGTCATGCGGATTAACTCCACGATACTTGCGCCAACGCCACCCCATGCGAGAGGAAGCAATGCGCCCTGCGAAGATGACATAAGAGATTCTTTTATCGCCACGCTTTGCGCAGAGTCGTATCTGATCTGCAAGATATGGCATGAGGTCGGGCTTTGCCTTCCCAGATAAATCCCTGTCAATGTCAATGGCTCTGACGATGCCCTTTGCATCAGGATTGTGGTCAGAAGGATTAAGTGAATGAGCGAGATTGCCGATCCAGCCATCCGAGGCTCTATCGCGGTCTGGGTAACTATCATCGACCTGCAACCTCAACCGCTGACCCGCTTTGCATAACTTGGGAGTCATGCCAATAAAGCGGTTACTTCATCAGCAGTTAATCCGAGCTTTGCGAGGACTTCCTGCTTTTTGGTTGCAAGTGCTGTTGCAGCATCTTTCTCGGCTTGTGAAAACGCTTTGTCGATTTCAAGTTGAGCCAATTCATCGGCGTTCATTTCGCGCTCAATTTCTTCGCCTGTTTCAGCATTGACTTCTTTGACCATTGGATTTGTCATTAGTTCACCCCGTAAATATAGACTGTGCCTGTGCATGAATCTGCGTTTCCGTTAAATGAAATTGAATCTACAGCAGAAGTAGAAACATGGTAACCCTGATAAGTATTAGCGGCTTTATTTGTGCCGCCATTTCCGCTGAATCCACGAATAAAATACGAATGATTGCTTGTAGAAGTGTAATTGTATAACCACACTTCACCTTGACCTAAACGACCTGTCACATTTTCTGGACCATAAACAATACGCGCTTGAGTGCCGCCGTTGGCTTGAAAAGAAGTGACTGTTGTCGTTAAAACTTCTACTCCGTTATGATAATAATTTGATCCACTATCACCATCTAGGCGCATATAAATCGAATCTCCACCTGATGTATAAACATTTTTCAGAATAACCAATAAATGCTTGTAATCTTGGCTAATTGAAGAAATTGTTGTTGTAACTCCTGAAAGCGAAGTTGTCGAAAGAAGTGTAAATCCACCGCTACCGCCAGCACTAGCCCATTTCAGTCCAGTTGCAGCGGTTGAATCTGCTGTGAGAACTTGACCATTAGTGCCTACTGCAAGGCGGGCATCTGTGGTTGAGTATGTGTACAGATCACCCTTTGTAGTAAGTGGGCTAGCGCTACCACCGACATTGACCCATGCTGACCCTGAATAATACTGGGTTGCATTAGTGTCCTTGAGGTAGGAGATCATGCCTTCTTGTGGGCTGGCGATAGCAGATGAACGAGCTGCTGCATCCGCAAAGACCATGACTACCTGTGAGGCTAAGTAGCCATTGGCTTGGGCAGCCGTAAGCACGTCTCCAGTTGTGAACTCGATATATCCTAGACCTGCTGCCATTTTTCTCCTAGTAACTCAATATAGATGTGCCGATTATACCAAATAGACTGCTGCCGATGATGAAGCCATCCGCAATAGGCTCTAAGGTTGTTACAACTGCTGTCATTCTGTTGGGAGTAATGTCCCACTTTAGCCCTTGAACCTGTAGTGTTTTGACGATAGTGCTGCCGTCTGGCTGTAAATTAGTAATCTCTACATTGTCAAAGTAATCCAAGCCAATCATGGTGTCCGTTGGTACGCCTGACTCCAGCAAGTCCACAGTCATCGCATCTATGCGAATTGTGGTTTCCTTGCGGGTTGCTACATATTCCTGCGCCACGTTTAGGACAATATCGTCTGTCTGGGCTACTAAATCAGGTCTGTTCAAGCTGTGTGGGAAATACTTAGCAATGGAGTCGTTATCGAATACTTCCTGTGTAACGCCACCACCATAGCGGGTAAAAGTCACATCGTTGATAATGAGCTTGTCATCGAAAGCAAATTGTAAATTTGTGTATGGGATACCTGTGGTTTGATTGAACTGGATAGGTGTCGTGCCGATTGACTCTACGACCTCGGTGCGGTTCTTAAATACTGCTGTGCCTTCTGCATCCATATAGAACGCGCCCATGCCCTCGGAAAACTCTGCGTTCTTTATAGCTTCTAGGCTTGTGCGGGCTGTTGCAGGATCAGCAATACAAGTGCTAAGACCTGTGGAGATTGAGCGCATCGAAGTAGGGAACTCTACATAGTCCAGAATCTTGCCTATGCGTGTGCCTGTATCTTGCCCTGCTGCTGTGTCTGGAATGGTCTGCACGTTAGCCATGTTAAATAGACGGAAGGCATCTGTGGCAGTTATATCTACATATCCTGTCTCTTGCCCCTGTGGATAGGTGTACTTATAGTCCTGCACATAACCGCTAAATAACCATGAGCTTGTAGTCGATGTTGTGGCAGATACACGAATCTTGCGTAGTGGTGCTAACTTGCCAAAGTAAGGCGAAGCTGTGTTTTGCGGGTTAAAGTAAGAATCAGGGTCTAATACTCGGATTGTGGCGTTGCCAGCTTCGTATGTGTCGCGCATTACGTTACGCCCGCGAGTAATAGAAATCTGATAAACGTTGGGAGTGAGATCAACTACTGGGATGACTGTGGCATCAGAACCGAAGCGGCTGACTCCAATGACTCCATAGGTAGGGTCTCCAATGACGAATCCTGTGCCAAAGGTTGCACCAGATGAGAAGTCAAAGGATACGTTTATTGTTGCTGGCAGAGCCATTACCAGCCGCCAATTCTGCGCTCTACGTTAGCGGATGAGCCAGAGAGCGCAGCTACGTTAAGCCCGCCACGAATCTCGTCAATAAGGTTTTGGGATGTAGTAACTGAACCAGCCACGTTTACTACTACTGTGCTTGGTGTGCTAGAAGCCCCACCTCTCGGATCAACGAATACATTTGTATTGAGAGGATTGCCTTGTCCGTAGGTAAAGTTACCAGTCGGTATTGTGTACTGGAAGTTTGCCATGTTGAACTGCATCCCAGCAATACGAGCCGCTTGCGCTTCAATGCCATCAAGGAAGGACTTCCATGCCTCAAATGGGTTTTTTGCAGATGGAAGGTCTGCAAGGAACTTAGCAAGGTCTGTACCTAAGCCTTGTGAGATTGCTAGTTCTTGTGAGAGTTTCTGAACCTCATCCACGTTCTCTGTGGCTAAGGCTAACTGCAACTCTAAACGCTTACGATCTTCAGCAGAAATCTTGCCTTTAAGGGCAGCGATAATTTGAATCTGCTCAAGGTCAAAGATTGTGCCAGCCTTCTTAAGAGTATTCTGTCGCTTCTGCTCGGCTGTAAGAGCCTTAGTAGATGCGACCTGCTTCTTAGTTAGGTTAGCAACTTCCTTGGCTCGCTTAGCTGCTGCCGCTTCTGCATCGCGCTGCTGGCGTGTGCGGATGGCTGTACCTGCTGGAGAAGCGGAGCGACCAGATGAGACTGTTGGCTGGCGGTCAAATGCTCTAACTAGCAAGCCATCTGCGCCAGTAATGCCACCAAAGGAAGTGAGAAAGTCAAGACCTTTATATAGCTGACGTAAGCCGTTAATTGACTTGGCTATTGCCAAAGTAAAAGCATTAAAACCTTTTGTCATTGTCTCAATAGTTTTAGCGGCATCTGCTGATGAAGAACCGCCGCCAAGGACTGCAAAGGCATCTATTAAACCCTTGCCGATTTCTTCTTTGGCGTTCTCTGATGCTATGCGAAGTACATCTAGTTTATATGAAGTAGTAGTGAGGTAGTCCTGCGCTGCACCCGCTGACTTTGCCAACATGATTCCTAAAATCTCGTTAAAGCTCTTGGTTTGTAGTTCTGCGCGGGTAAGTCCTGTGTTGTACTTGATGAGCCCGCGAGTGATACCTACATAGCCCTTGCCTAAGTCTGCTGTAACTGTGGCTAAATCCACGCCTGATGCGCGGCTAATCTGAATAGCGTTGTTAAGTAATTCCTGTGACTTGGTCAATGATCCAGTTATGTTGAGTAAAGACTGGAAGGCTGGACGTAGAATGTCATCGGCAATAGCCGCGCTCTGCTCTAAATCAGATATAAAGGTTGCGACCTGAACCTTAGAAAATGAGAGCCCAAGATTATCGACTGCGCTGGATAATCTACGAGCTGCGGCTTCATCTTCTGCAAAGGCTTTAACTGCTGCCTTGCCATAGGCTGCCATAGCGGATGCGCCAAGGGTAACGCCAAGGGTGCGACCTAATTTCTTAATTGTTTTGTCTAAGCCCTTAACTGACTTGTCTGCTTTGTTGATGCCTGTGGCATCCATAGTGGTAGCAATGCGGATTGCTAGGTCTGTCATGCCAGCCATTACTTGTCACGCCCCTTGAATATGTATTGTCCACGAGCATCGGATTTTTTGACGAATGTCATGTTGGCGTTCTGGATAGCCTTGACAACTGCTGCGGTGGTTTTGCCCTGATCTTCAGCCCATGCCCTAAACATCAAGCGACCCTTAGTCTTGCGGGTTCTACGCCCTGCGCTGTTAGATTGTTGTGAATCAACCAATGGCGGCAACGCGCTAATGAATTGCTTTCCAGCGTTAGGGTTGGCTGACTTATTAACTGTTCTGTCTGTCTGCCATTCATAGAAGAATCGCCCATTGCGATATTTCTTAACGCGTTGTGCTGGCGGTTGCCCTTGTGGGTTCTTGCGCCCTGCGGTCTCGTAGATAGCACCAGCAGCAGACTTATTAAAAATTGTGGCTAATGATCTAAAGCCACGTTTGTTAGGCTTTGTTGGTGTTGTGCTATAGCCAATGCCTTTGCGCATATCTGTTGAATCAAATGCGCGGTAAGCCCAAACTCCGACATCCTTAGACCATCCGCTTAAAGGCGAATCTGATGGCACAAAGCCACGCGCACGATTGACCACCTTGCGTAGATGCCCAGCAATTTCTTTTTGTGTTTCCTTGGCTAAATCAGGTGCATAATTCTTAAGGGCTTTGCTAAGAGCTACGGCGTTGTCTAGTTCTACTGGCATCGCTTCGCTCCTTTGATAAATCCATTAGTACCTGTATATGAGCCTTGAAAGCCATCGGAGAAAGTTCCACGATGGTGTTGAACGGAACTCCATACTCGTAACTTAATCTAGTTGCAAGATAGGTGACGGAGTTCCGATCTAGCCTAAAGGGTCAGACTCTAAGACCTCAACTGACTTGAGAGTCTCTAGGAATCCTTCCCCAAAGGGTTTGACTGTCTCACCCGAACGTCTAATTGCTTCCCAGCAGAGCCAGTACACGTCTGACTGCTTCTGGTCTTCAATCAGGGCTTTATGAAAGCCCTTCTTGGCGTATTGCTCAAAGCTGTACTCCAGTAGCGGAGTTATCTCAAACTCCTGCACCTGTCCGTCAGCCCTTGTTACTTTGAGTTTTGCCATAGCCCTTATCTCCTTCTTACGCTGTTGTGACTGCGATAGTACCAGACACGTTCCAAGTTACGGACTGTGTTGAAAGGTCTCCAACTGCGCCGTTTACTGGTGTGGTGTTGTTTACTAGGCAGGTCATTGTGTAAAGCGGGTTGCTAGCTGATGTAGCAGCAGAAGTCTGCTTAACTGTTACGACTGTGTTTGTACCCCATACGCTGTTGAGTGTCTGGAGTGTCTTAGATGTTGCCTCATCATTAAAGAAGTCGATTGTGATAGATGATGCTTCAAGACCCTTGACGAACTTGTGTCCTGAATCGCCCATCGCTGTAACTTCGAGTTCATCGAATGTGCGGTTGATTGTTACTGATGATACCAATGAAGATAGATCTACCGCATTGACAGTTAGAACTACTCCGTTGCTTAGATATACTGACACGGCTTATTCCTCTTCTTTCTTTGTTGGCTTTGTTTCTGGCTTAGAAGCAACCTGACCGATTTTAATCAGGAAGGCTTCATTCTCTTTTTCCCATTGCGCTAAATCGGTCATGATTTAACTCCATTCCGTTAATGTGCTGATCTGCACGTTACAGGTCAACAGGTCTCCTGTAGGTAGGTTAAGCACAGCAGGTGCGCTTACATTCCCTACGTTAAAGACAATGCTAGATGCTTCCAAGAGCTGAAAGACTCGTACGATGTCATCCTCGATGCCAGCAAGGTTGCCCTGATTGTCGAGCAATGGCACAAGGATAGAAATCTGAAAGTTGGCTAAAGGTGCTACCGAGGTGCGGTCATTATTGGTAGGCGTGATGTAAGGATCAGCAGGAGAAATAATCAGGCTGTTAGCAATGGGCGTGGCTGGTGGGTAGGAAAATACTGACCACTTGGTGTTATCAGTAAGAGCTGCTGCAATGCTAGAGCGTAGGGTGGTTATTGCTGGCATCAGCCCACCATTGAGTTAGGGCTTAGGTAAGGTGCAAGTAAGCCACGAACGCGAGCCATGAGCTGGTTAGACATGGTGTATGGGCTTGGAGCAAAGCCGTCAATAGACACGCCTTGTCCTGTTGGTGCTTGACGTGCTTGCCAAATAGCCACAGCAATCATGAGGCTGGCTTCTTGAATAGCAGGGATGGTTGCAGGATCTAGAGATGTTGCACCTGCTACAGAGCCATAAGGATTTACAAAGTGCTTTGGCTGCACTACGCCGTTGTTAATGTTATAGGTGATTGAATACTCACCAACGCTAGTAATTGTATGGCTGCCGTTTAGATGGGCTTCGTTGCCAGTTACAACTACTGTCTGACCAATATAAAAAGTTTCTCTAATGTCGTAATCAAAGTAAAGAGTTGCTGTGGTGGCTGTTGATTCATGTGCCACGTTGTAGGTTGTGTTATTCCAGATAAAAGGAAGCAGGACGTTATCACTAGCATCGCAGACGGACTGCAAGACTGCATCTGTGTACAGAGTGCCAATACCAAGTGCGGTACGAAGCTCTGCAACTGTAGTGAGTGCCATGATTTCCTTTCTAAAGACTAGGGGAGCTGCAAGGGCTCTGGCAGCCCCCCTAGCGACTTAGGGTGTTGCTATTATGTAAGGTTGAACTTACGAACGCCCTTACCTGACTTAGCAAGGTAGATGGCGAGGTATCCGTAGAGGTTGATTTCAATCTCACCAGATGTTAGAACGTTTACGCGAAGCTGGGTTGTTGGTGATTCCCATGTGTAAACTGATGCTGGAGCAACGAGGAACATTGAGTTATCGACAACGCCTGATGTTGTGATGTTGTGATCCACAATGAGGTCTGTACCAAGTACGCCACCAACGACTGAAGTCGCTACTGCGTTTCCTGATGCGTTCTGTGTTGCGCCTTGTGCTGAATAGAGGCTGCGCCCAGTTGTATCCGCAAATCCTGCGATAGCCGCCCAAGCATCGGTCGATGCTACAAGCTTATTAGCAAAGTCTCCGCCTGTACCCTTGTATGCGGCTGCGCCTTCTACAGATACAAATGACTGGAGTCCTGCTGCTGTTGCTGCTGTTGTTGCAGCAGTTGTGCCATTAGCAACATAAGCTGCTAGAAGTGCTGCGTCTGTAGCCTTCTCGTATGCCTTGCGGAGTTCTGCCATCATGAGTTCCATGAACGCAGGTGATGAGCGATCTACAAGCTCGAAAGATACGCGCTGTAGTCCAGAGAACTTCTCGATTGAGATAGTGTCATAAGCAGAAGTCATGCCTGTCTCTGATGGTGCTGCACCTTCGTTTGTGTCAGCAACTGTTGGTGCTGTGTCTGGTGATGCCGCATTGGTATAAAGTCGAGGGACTGTGAATGACATTCCGTCAATGCCTGCAAGTGAACCGCGTGTTGCAGCTTCAAATGCTGGGCGACCTGTGAAGGTATCTGTAATGAAAGTGTTGAGGTGGGATGGCAAAGTCAGACCAGTATTTGTAGAAGTACTGTCATCTGCGGCGCGTACTGTGCGGCGGGCTTCATCGTCTCCGAGGGCTGCCTTCATAGATGCTTCGAGATACTGTGCTGATGTGATTGGAGCTGTGCGCTCTTTTGTGTAGTGAGATGCTGCAACTGTTGGGCGAGCCGCTTCTACTGCCGCTGCTTCAACTGCTGGAGCTTCTACCGGAGTTGTGGTTTCTTCCACGACTGTTGGCTCGCTTTCTGTTGTTGGTTCAGCAGGGGTGACTTCCTCTGCTGCGATCTCTAGCACCTGAGCCGACTTAAATGCCGGTTCAGTCACCAAAGAAACTTCTTTTAATTTCGCGGCTGTGACAACTGTGTGTCCATCGCGTGAGGGTGCTGATGCGATAATTTCTGCACCGATTGAAAGTCCGGAGACAAGTCCTTCTTGCGCCATAACTAGCGCATCGTTGCCACCTGTAGAGCGTGACAACTTGAATGTGGCGTAGATGCCGTCTGGTCTTACTGTGGCTGTAACCATGCGACCCACTGGCTTCTTCATGTCGTGCTGGCTAAGCAGTTTAATTTTTGACGGATCTTCAATGTCGATAGAACCAGCCTCGAATACAACTCCACCGAGATTAGTGTTGCCGACTTCGCCTGTACCCATAGGCACAATTTTGCCGCTGATTTCTCTGCGTTCTTCGCTGCACTCAATAGAGGCTGCCTCGATATATAGCATTTCCATTAACTGATTCCTTCGCTTCCGTTAGGAGTTAAATCTGACATTTCCATGGCTTGTTCTGGAGTAATCATTCCAAGAGTTAAGAGCTTCTCAAGTACCTGCAACTCGACCAATGGGTCATTCTTGAGGAATGTGTCAAAGACTGCAAAGCGCACTTCATGACCAGATGTAGAGATGTCATCCATAGATAAACGTGCCTGAATAGCTTGAATGTAAGGCTCGATGCTTAGCGCGTAGAACTGCTTACGCTCATCCTGCACATTGGCATAAGTCATAGTTGTATTCTGATCCGCAGAAAGATAATACGCTGGCACGTTCATGGCGCGAGCAATTTCAGTTGCGAGGTTCTGAATAGCCTCGTTATACATCATGTCTTTTGGTGAGAACTGTGTGGACTGGAACTCTAGGGTGCTAGTGAGATAGGCAGTCGAGTTATTTTGGCGGCTACGCTTCCACGCAGCTAGCAACCCAGAGACTTCTGTAGGCGGTAAATCTGCGCCTGTGTTCTTCAAGATGCCGCTAGACATTGGGGTTGCAGATGCAATAGCAGCAGCCTTGTTGATGTCAATCGCTGACTGGATAGTGCGACCAGCGCGTTCTAACACGCCCTCATCGAATCCTTGAATAGTGACAATGTCGTTCATGCTGATAGGAGCAGCATCAACATAATACTGGGTGACGTAAATGCCTTCTAGATCAGTTGTGAAGGTAACGCGTGAGTTAGCAATCCACTCGAACTGGGAAGGTCTGCCATCTTCTGCGTAGCGTTCTGTAACACGAAGATAAGCCATGCCGTAGAACAAGAGGCTATCAACGCACCAAGTAAGGGTAACGAATGAAGGTTGGTTTCCTGAAAGTTGGTTAATCCATTTAGGGGCTGCGATTACTTCGCCTGTCTTCTTGCTGTAATACTCAAGCGGGATAGAAGCAACTGTGCCACAGATAAGGTTACGGGCTCTGGCTACTGCCGGAACGCTCATTGCATCCTTGCGTGAAACGCGCAAAGTAAACGAGCTGTAGATGGATGGAAGGTTTTCACCCATTACTTGAGGAGCTGCTTGCGCCTCTAAGATTTGCGGCTTACGCGAAAAGATGCCCATAGGAGTGTAATTATACACTACATATAGTTTATTCTGTGTATATAGCCGCTACCTGTTGTGGTTTGTAAAGCATGTGGACAACCATGGCGGTTGCAATCGCTCCCGATACATCGCCCGCGCTTTTGCGTTTTACGATACGCCAAGCAGAGTCATTGACCTTCGCTGCGCAGTTATTCATCTGCTGAATCCAGTTACTTTGCCCTGCATGGACAAGCCGCTTTGAGTTAAGGGCATCATTTAGATCACCGCAAGCCTGATAAAACGAAGCACCGGAAATGTCTTGGACTATTTGACCAGCGTTAGCCAGCTTGTCGGCAATCGACTGGGCTGTGTACTTGTCGTAGCAGATTTGACGCGGTCTGTAGAGGTCAGCGTGTGCCTTTATATCGACTGCAATCTTTAGATCATCGACTGCTACTTGTGACTCCCACGTTTGTAGGATTCCAATTCCAATGCGACCATCTGGGAGTATCTGCCCAGCAACCAGACTCGCATTTCTACGAGATGGACTGACATCGAATGCAAAGACAGTATAACCGCCCACAGGAATCGTGAGTGTTGAGTCGCTCGTCTCTTCAAGAATCCCATGAGCCCACGGACTAGCCAGAGAGTCAATCCATTGGCATAGCAGCTCTGTTCTAGTGTTTTCAATAGGGCTAGTCGCAACAGCTTCTTCAAGTGCTTCCTCGCTTATCGTATAGCCGAGTGCTGGGTTGGCTTGAGCCCATCCTTGGCGGTCTGTGATCTTGCAATACTGTGGTGCGCTGTACTCGTAAAAGCCAAAGCTCTTAGGCGGGTTCTCTAACGCTCTTTCTCTCATGCCGTTGAGGACTACAGAGAAAGCATCTCCTGCATTTGATGTAAGCAGCGTTTGAGAGTTTGGGCGCGCTCTAGTTGTTGGGATAGCGGCTCGAAAGCCCTCTTCGTTGATTTCTCGGAGCTCGTCAATAAAGAGAAAGTCCGCAGTTCTTCCGCGAGAGCCGTCTCTAGTAGCCGCGACAACATCCAACCTTCTTCCATCCAGCATCTCAATAGATTCAGTTCCGTTGGCATAGCGGATTTGTTTAACGAAGCCTTTGAGGTGGTCATTGTTCTCCAATACTTGAGCTACTTGTCTAAAGGTGTCCAGAGCCATGCTTCGATTAGAGGACATGATCAGAACATTGCGTGAGTCCCACTTGATGAGGTGGGCAAGGATGAGCATACGCGCTAGGTGGGTTTTGCCGTTCTGTCTAGCGATAAGTAGCAGGTTTGTCTTGCGTATCCAGTTGCCTTTGCTATCTACTGTCAGCATATCTTTCAGCACGTGTTCCTGCCATGGCAATAAAGGCATACCGATAATCTCGCATAGTTGCTTTACGTCATCGAGCTTAGTTTTGCCCTTGATTGGGATTGACTGGATACGTGGCTTGGTTGCCCCTCGTAGCACTTTGGATCGTTTGGCTGGCATCGGGTTAATTCTGGACTGGTTTGGCTGTAAATGGACTGTCTTGGTGGATTACCGACTGTGTCGGAGAGAGGAAGGCTGA